GGGTCGACGCCCAGGTAAGCGGAGAGTACGATGTCGAAAGACATCTTATCGGGATCAAGGCCGGTGAACTCCGTGAGGGCGTGTGTGCCGTGCCGCTGGTGGGTGGCGTACCGCGCCGAACCCGACCAGGTTACATTGTCAATCGTTTTGATGGTGCGGTCAGACACCGTGAATACGATATCGCCCAGACAGCCGACCATTCCCATAATCAAAACCCTCCTAACACAATACCGTCCCCGTTGAATATCGGCAGATACAGGCAGAGGACGCGATCGTTCACCTTCGGCATCCAGTAGGTCAGGTGCGAGCCGGGCAGATGATCGTGCGCAGGGTATTCGCCGGCCGAGCCGCCGCCCGTGAAGGTGTCCGTGATCTCATGTGTGTGCTTCGCGTCCGGCTCAATGTAAAAATCCGCTCCGTAATGCTGGAGTACATAGAGCCAGCCCGAAATGATGCCCGTGTCCTTGAATTTGACGCGGGCTTTGCGCTTTGCGCTGTCAATGGCCGTTACCGTGCCGGTCTGGACAAGCCCCGAAAGGATATTCTGTTGTTCGCCCATCAGTACCCCTCCAATGTCTTGCGCAGCTTGACCTGCGTGGTGTAGCCGGACGAGCCGACCGAATGCGCGGCCTGCTCGACTATGTATTTCCCGTCCCACGCGCCCCAGACGGTGAGCATGGCCGTTACGCCGGCCACGATGTCCGGGTTTCCGGGCAGCGTAAAGGTGGCGGTCTTTGCGTACTTGTTGTGCAGCCGCAGATACTTTTCGGCCTTGGTCTTGGCCTCGGCCACGCTCGCCACTTTCGCGGTGATCTCCAGCTGCTGATTGTTCTTGGCCTTGTCGTTGTAGTCCTCGACCTTGACGGTGGCCTCGATGCACTTGCCCGTTCCCGGGTCGGTGTAGCTGACGCGGCAGGAAGCGTACTGCGTGCCGGCCGTTCCTGCGTTCAGCTTGTGCTTGGTGTAACTGCCGCTGCCGCGGGCGATGGTCAGCACGGGGTTTTTCTTCTCATAGTCTTCCTGGTCGAAAAGCACGATCAGGTTGTTGGTGGCTTTCAGCGAAATACCCGCTTCATGGCACAGTTTGGAAAGAAAGGCGATGTCGCTCTGTTTGCGTTGCTCCACGCGGGAATAGGATGGGTCTTTCGTTGCGAGGAACATACAAGCCATTCCGCTGACTGATGCCATTTCGTTGGCGATGCCGGAGAGCGTGTAGGACTCCCATGCCTTGGATTTCTCCGTCTGTCGGATCTGCACGCTATACGGCAGCGCCGTCGCCTTGATGGTGATGGTGTTCGGCGGGCCGGAGGCGTCAACGCTGTCCAACTCAAACTGTCCGCAGTCCAGCACCTTGTCCTTGCCGCCGCCCGTCCAGTTCTCCCGGACAAACACGGCGCTGATCTTGAAGCCCGCGCCGGAGGCGGACGAGGAAGCGGAGGCGGAAGCGTCGCCGCCCCCGCCGTCCGATTCCTTGATGTACGATGCGCTGACATAGGCGGTCTTACCGTTGTAGCTGACCTTCGCCCAGCCGTTTTCGATGCTCTCGACCTGTACCTCTGCGCCGCAGACCAGCGCGCCGTACTTGCCGTAGCTCGTACTGGGGCCGGAGCGGACGTTCAGGCCGCTTTTGGCCGTGACCTTGTAGGACTTGGCCGTACTCGCCGCCTCGCTCTTGGCAGACGCGGAAAGGCTCCCTGCTGAGGCCGCCGCGTCGATGACGTCGGTCAGCCACTTTTTCAGCCATACGTCGTCGCGGTCCTGAAGCTTCAGCTGCAGGTCATCCGTTCCGTCCTCTTCCCTGTCGGTATAGGTGGCCGACAGGAGATAGGGGCGCATGCTGCCGGTGATGTCCACTCCCTGGAAAAATATCTGCGCCGAAACGCGGCGCGCCTGATTCGGGTTGCTCATCCCGCCACCTGCTTCCACGGGGGCAGGGCGTCGCTGACATCCTCGGCGGGGTCGGGCAGCTTCAGCACGATCCCGGCCGGGAAGGTGTAATAGCTGAGGTGCTGCGGATTGAGATTCATCAGCTTATCGGTGTACGACACGCTCCCCAGCTGAGAGAAGGCGATGCTGTCCCACATATCGCCTTGAATGGTGGTATAAGTTTTGCTCATGTGAAACTCACCCTCCTCCGGTCATACTCGGCTTCTTCGATAACTTCAAGCACGCGCTCGGCAAATTCGTCGCCGTACTCGTGCAGAGCATCTACCGTCTCCGGCGATGCGCCGCCGTTGGTCTGGAACACGATCTGCAGCTCCGTCGATCCAGCGCC